CTTTGGATTTTCCCCGGGGGTAAAATTGATATTTGGATTTGAGCAGGTTTTGTGGGGAGTATATGAGTGCCTGCCGAGCAGCTCATGGGTTCTTTGCCTTTCTCTCCTTTCGCGGTCTCGTTTCTTACTCCACCTCCTTCCAAAAACTCGTATACTCTCCACAAAGTCTACTCAAATCTCATACAGAAGTGGCTAGCACAGCCAAGGATATTCTAGAAAGGAGTTAGAAGTGCCTAGAAAGAGTCCTCCAGCTCAGACGGTAGAGGGTCGTGAGAACCAGTTAGCCGCCTTAGCATACGACTTAGCTGAGAAACAAATGCGCGATGGCACTGCATCTCCTTCTGTAATCACGCATTTTCTCAAATTACGGTCCTCAAGACAGCAGTTGGAGATTGAAAAGCTTAAAAGTGAAACGGAATTTCTCAAAGCCAAGGCCGAAGCTGTTCAATCTAACCAACGTAGTGACGAACTTTATGCGGAAGCAATCGCCGCAATGCGTCGTTACAGTGGTGTCGAGGAAGATTACTATGAGGAAGCGGAGTTATAGGGAACTTCTTCAATTCAAAACGTTTGAAGATAGATTCGACTACCTAAAGTTGGCTGGAGAAGTCGGCGATCCAACATTTGGATACGACAGATATTTCAACCAACAGTTTTACCATTCATCCGAGTGGCGACGAGCTCGTAATCGGATAATCTTGCGCGATAATGGGTGCGATTTGGGTATGCCTGATTACGAGATACATGGCCGTATCTACATACATCATATCAACCCTATTACCAAGCAAGACGTTGAGGAATTTAGTGATAATTTGCTTGATCCAGACAATCTGATTTGTGTAACGTTTGATACGCACAACGCAATTCACTACGGAGACGAGCGAACTCTTCCCAAGACGCCGATTGAAAGGGCTCCGGGAGACACATGCCCTTGGAGGTAATATGGATAGTATTTTAGATTCAGTAAAACAATTTTGTGGTGTATTGCCTGACCAGACTGAGTTTGACGTCGACATTCTCATGGCCATTAATTCAGTAATGTTTACGCTTTACACTCTAGGCGTTGGTCCATCAACTCCTTTTGTTGTTGAGGATTCAAGCCAAACATGGGACGACCTGCTTGGGTCGGATCCAGTCGGTGGAGTTCGTGCTTACGTAAACATTCGCAGTAGGATGCTGTTCGATCCTCCGACGAATACTTACGTCAAGCAAGCACTTGACGACGAAGCAAAGGAATTGGAATGGCGAATCATCGCTGAAGTCGACAAGAAGGATTATGCCGCTAGGGAGGTGTCAAGTGAGTGAGTTAACCTATGTTGCCCATAGTGGAACAAAGGGCATGAAGTGGGGGCAGCGACGTTACCAGAATGCGGACGGCTCTCTTACGCCTCTTGGTCGTGCCCATTATGGTATCGGAAAGGCTCGTGCGGCGGCTGGTTCTGTAAAAGAAGCTATTCGAAAGCGTGTTGCTCCGACCAACACTGAACTTAATGCCCAGATTCGAAAGCAGCGTTCTAAGAATCTTAATAAGCAAAAGCGCGCGGAGCTAAAGGAACTTAAGAAGGGTAATGATCCCAAGCAAGATTCAAAAACAAAAGCTTCTGGAACGCATAAGAAGTACTCCGAGATGACCGATAAGGAAATTCAGGATCGGATTAATCGACTTACTAACGAAGTTAAACTCGCCGATCTAGAATTTAAGACGTCGCTTACTCCTGGACAGCGTTTTGTCTATGAGCAGTTTAAGAGTGGCGCCGGTGAGGCAATTAAGAACGTAACCAGTAGTGCGTTCACAAAAGCTGGTAAATCTGTTCTTGGACTGTCTGATAATAACGACAACAATAACAATGGCGGTAAGAAGAATAAGGGTAAGGAAGAAGATATTACCGAAGCCACAAAAGAGTACCGCCGTAAAACAGCTGAGCTTAAGGCCAAAGATGCTTATGAGCAAGAGAAGGCGAAAGCAGATAAGAAGAAGGCCGAATCAAAAAAAGCCGCGGCTGACGAGTTCAATCGCGTTCGTGAAAACGTCAGCGAAGCTACTGCTGGTTATAGAGAGCGTTATGACGCTGCTCATACAGAGAAAGAGAAATCCCAGAAAGCCAACGTCTATGCAGAATGGGATCCTGATGAACGCGAACGAAAGAAGAAAGTGCGAGGTTATTTAGGATAGGTGAGACATGCCCCTTTCAAACACAGCAACCCCGAAGTATTACGGAATGTTTCGCGATGCAGTGTTACGAGGGGACATTCCCGTATGTGAAGAAATCTCCATGGAGATGAACCGTATTGATGCCTTGATTGCCAATCCTGGTATTTATTACGATGAGCTCGCTATGGATGGTTATGTGGCTTTCTGCGAGAGCGAATGCACGCTGACCGATGGTGCAGATTTGAATCTATTGGATACATTTAAGCTTTGGGCCGAGCAGATATTTTGCTGGTGCTACTTTGTTGAACGTTCCGTATACGAGCCCAACGAAGATGGTCATGGCGGCCATTGGGTTCGTAAGATTCGTAAGAAGCGTCTGGTTAATAAGCAGTACCTAATTGTTGCTCGTGGCGCGGCCAAATCCATGTACGGTTCTACTATTCAAAATTTCTTCTTGAACGTTGATACCGATACAACACATCAAATCACAACTGCTCCTACAATGAAACAGGCAGAAGAGGTTCTATCCCCAATTCGTACTGCCATTGCGCGTGCGAGGGGTCCGCTATTCAAGTTTCTTACTGAGGGTTCGCTGCAGAACACAACGGGAAGTAAAGCAAATAGACAGAAACTCGCTTCGACCAAAAAGGGAATTGAGAATTTTCTTACCGGGTCTCTTCTTGAGGCTCGACCTATGTCAATTGACAAACTTCAGGGTCTTCGCCCAAAGATTTCTACGGTAGACGAATGGCTTTCTGGCGATGTTCGAGAAGACGTCATTGGCGCTATTGAGCAGGGTGCGTCCAAGATGGATGACTACCTAATCGTGGCCATGTCTTCTGAAGGAACCGTTCGAAATGGCTCTGGCGACTCCATTAAAATGGAGCTTATGAAAATTCTCAAAGGCGAGTACGTTAATCCGCACGTATCGATTTTTTACTATCGTCTTGACAAAATCGAGGAAGTTGCCAATCCTGATATGTGGGTTAAGGCCCAGCCAAATATTGGACTTACGGTAAGCTATGAGACCTATCAGCTTGACGTAGAGCGAGCTGAGAAAGCCCCTGCTGCACGTAACGATATTTTGGCAAAGCGCTTCGGCATTCCTATGGAGGGCTATACGTATTTCTTCCGTTACGAAGAGACTATCCCGCATCCTCGTCAGGATTACTGGTCAATGCCTTGTGCTCTTGGGGCAGACTTATCGCAAGGAGATGACTTCTGTGCTTTTACTTTTATGTTTCCTCTACCTGGTGGCTTCGGGGTTAAAACTCGTTGTTATATTACTTCTCGCACTCTCGATCGTTTACCTGGTGCTATGCGTCTCAAGTATGACGAGTTTCTCCAAGAAGGGTCGCTTGTTGTACTTGATGGCACTATTCTTGATATGATGGAGGTCTATGAAGACCTCGATGAGTATATCGTAAAGACCGATATCGACGTCCGTTCTTTCGGTTTCGACCCTTATAATGCAAAGCAATTTGTCGAGCGTTGGGAGAAAGAGAATGGTCCATACGGTATCACGAAAGTCATCCAGGGCGCTAAGACCGAGTCTGTTCCTTTGGGTGAGATAAAGAAACTTGCGGAAGACCGAGTTCTGCTTTTCGATGAGCAGCTAATGATGTTCTGTATGGGCAACGCGATTGTTATAGAGGATACTAATGGTAATCGCAAACTTTTAAAGACCCGTTATGACCAGAAGATTGACGCCGTGTCTGCTCTAATGGACGCGTACGTCAGCTGGTCTGTGAATAGAGAGTTGTTTGAGTAATGGGTGAACCAGAGTTCTTAGCCCACTACGGCGTCAAAGGTCAAAAGTGGGGAGTTAGACGGTACCAAAACAAAGATGGGACCCGGATTAAGCGAGCAAAAGAGATGGTTAAGAAGGCTGGAAAGTCGGCTGTTATCGGAGCGGCAGGAGGTGTTGCTGCAGGAGCAGTAACTCTTGCTTTTGCTGCGGCTGCGCCTGGTTCCTTACCTACATCCGCGGTTTTCGCTGTTGGAAAAACTATTTGCACAAGAACTGCAACAAGCATCGGAATGACTGTTGCTAGTGAAATTATGAATGGTCCTACGGTTGCCACTGGAAAGAAAAAAGTGGCCTCGATGCTGAAAAGGCGGTGATATTTATGGAACAGTATGAATACTTAGCCCACCACGGCATTAAAGGTATGAAGTGGGGCGTTAGGAAGTATCAGAACGATGATGGTTCCTTGACGGATGCCGGCGTAAAACGATATTCTACGAAGGCTGCTAAAGCTTACTATAAAGCCGAGAAGCATAGGCGTCATCGCGATGCTGCTAAATCTTTCTCTTCTTATAAAAAAGCTGAAAAGCGAGCAGGTAAGGCAGACGCTAAGGCGGACAGATACTCTGCTGGGTTATCTAAACAGGCCGTGGACGCTGGCCGGCGTCGAGTTGCTTCGTCTAGGTCACTTAAGTTTGGAATTGCAACGGTCGCTTCAGCGGCGGCAACAAGTGCTGGCATTGCAGCAGTGGCCGCTTCCGGAGGGGCGGCAGTTCCATTGGCTGTCATCGGAATTGTCGCTAGCGGTGGCACTATTACCGGTAAGAGCGCAAGTCGTACGCTTTACTATGGTAGGGAAGCGCACTCATATAAGCGGCATTCATAGGTGATTCATAAAGGAGGTGACATATGCCAAATCCGACAATTCGAGAACGATTTAGCAAGGCTTGGAACGCCTTTAGAGCTAAAGAGAAGCGAGGCGATGCGGAGTATATCACCTCACCATCAATGGGGTATACTACAACCTATCGAGAAGATAAAACTCGTCTTCGAATCGGCTCTGAGCGCACAATCATCGCCTCTATTTACAACCGCATTGCCGTTGATGTGGCTGCAATCAATTTGCAGCATTGTCGAGTGGACAGTAATGGTAAGTATCTAGAGCCGATTGATTCGGAATTAAATCAGTGTTTGCGCATTTCAGCTAACATCGACCAGACTGCTCGAGAGTTTATGGTGGATGGTGTTCTTTCTCTTCTTGATGAAGGCCAAATCGCCGTAGTTCCGGTGGATACCACTACTGATATTACCAAAAACAATTCATACGACATCCTGTCTTTGCGTGTTGGTAAGATTACTCAGTGGCATCCGGAGCATGTTCGAGTTGAACTTTACAACGATCGAAATGGTCGTCACGAGGAAATCACTCTTCCTAAAGCTGTCGTAGCAATCGTCGAGAATCCTTTCTATGAAGTTATGAACAAGCCAAACTCGACGTTATTTAGACTTAGAGCCAAGCTTGCTCTTCTCGATGCAACCGATGATAAGCAGAATTCCGATAAGCTGAACCTTATCATCCAAATGCCGTATGGTCTTAAGGGTAAGAACCGAGAGGACCGCGCAAAGGAACGCATCAAGGATGTCGAGATGCAGCTCGTTGATTCTAAGTACGGCATTGCTTATCTCGATGCTACCGAGAAGGTTATTCAGCTCGGTCATCCGATTGAGAACAAGCTTCTCGAGGAAATTGAGTATCTTACGAATCAGCTATATGCTCAGCTAGGTCTTACTCCTGCTGTGTTTGACGGAACTGCTGACGAGAAAGAAATGATTCAGTACTATAATCGTACGCTAGAACCAATTCTTGCCGCATTTGTGGATGAGTTTAATCGCAAGTTCCTTACTCGTACAGCTCGTTCTCAGGGGCAGGCAATCTCTTACTTTCGTGACCCGTTCCGTCTGGCTCCTGTCGAGACTCTTGCTGCAATTGCCGATAGTTTTACTGCGAATGAGATTGTTAGCTCTAATGAATTCCGAGCTGTTCTCGGTTTCCAGCCTTCTAAGGATCCTCGTGCTGATGAGCTTATTAATAAGAACATCAATCCGATAGCCGACAGCCCTGGGCAACAGATTCCTACTGCTGAGGGAATTGATGAACAATCAAAATCTGAAGGTTTCGACCCGAGTTCGGCAGGCGTCGATGTTGAGTCGCTAAGCTTGGAAGAGGCCGAGGAGTATATGAAGCAACTCGATGCGCTTGAGAAGCAGTTAAACGAGGCGATGTCAAATGGCTGAGTATGTTTCTCGCTATAGAGACAAAACTTCCACTGCCGTTCGCAGAACTTCTGGCTATACTCAAACTAAAGCCATCATAGGAAGAGCGCCTTCTACTCCGAATAAGTACGGAAACTACAAGTCTAAGTACTATGATCCGGTGGCGAGACATGAACGTTATCTTAGAGAGCGTTCTTCTTTGGGAATCGGTAAAGGCGGCTCTGGAGGCTCTGGTAAAGGCGGCTCTGGAGGCTCTGGTAAAGGCGGCTCTGGAGGCTCTGGTTCCAGCGCTTCGAGTATTGCCGACGCTATTGCCCAGCTTAGAAATGAAAGCCAGCTTTCAACAGAAGCTCAAAGAGAGGCTGCCAAGCGCAAAGTAGAGGATTTAAAAAACGCACTAACCAGCAAGATTAAAGAGCTTCGTGAAAAAGCCGATTCGGACATTAAGAAGACAAACAATCTTGTGGAAATTGACGGTATAACGCAGAGTCTTAAAAAAGAAATAGAATCGCTTCAAGGAAAGACCTCCGACGAAATTGAGAAGGTCGGCACTGACCTGCAGTCCTGGATTTCTAATGAAAAAGACTCTTTGGAAAAGCGAATTGCCGCCATATACAAGTCGAATGGTAAAGACTATAAAGTTACCACGCAAGCTGATAAACGGAGCGCGTCCGAAAGCAGAGACAAAGAAGTGAGCAGCAGGGCGGACTCTATTTATAAGAAGAAAAGTTAATGATGGGAGAAGTTATGGGTTATGACTTTAGTGGTTATGCCACGAAGAATGACCTAACTTGCGGTGATGGTCGAATCATTCGCAAGGACGCGTTCAAGGATTGCGACGGTAAGACCGTTCCTCTGGTGTGGCATCACATCCATAATGATCCTATGAACGTGTTAGGTCATGCAGACCTTGAGAATCGTGACGATGGCGTTTATGCGTATTGTTCGTTCAACGATACTCCTCAGGGTCAAAATGCAAAGGCTTTAGTTCAGCATGGCGACGTCACTTCAATGTCTATTTATGCGAATAAGCTTAAGCAACAGGGCAACAATGTTCTACACGGTATGATTCGTGAGGTAAGCCTGGTCCTTGCTGGAGCTAATCCTGGCGCTGTTATTGATCCTCTTAGTATTGCTCATGAAGACGGAAGTCTGGATGAGTTAGAGGACGAGGCCATCATTCACACCGGGCTTACTTTCGAGCTTGCTAAGGAAAAGCCTGAGCTTGAAGAGGTTGTTGAGCACGCCGATGATAAGGAGGACGACGTGGCCGGTAAGGGTTCCGATAAGACTGTTCAGGACGTCATCGATTCGATGACTGAAGAGCAGAAGAACGTTATGTATTTTATGGTCGGCCAGGCTCTTGAGGGCAAGGGCGGTTCCGACGACGATGACGACGATGTCGAGCATGGAGGTATTGATATGCATCACAATGTTTTTGATGGCGCCGACGACACCACCGAGACGCTGTCCCATGACGCTATGAACGAGATTCTGG